AGGACTTGGGACACAGTGGTGGAATAATGGAAGTTTGACAGTAAACGGAGTTAAGATTTTTGTATGTCCAGGAATGAAGGCTAACAAAATGTATGTTGCTCAACGCTCTAACCTGTATTTCGGTACTGGTTTGTTGAATGACACAAATGCTGTTAAGGTTTTAGATATGACTGATTTAGACGCTTCAAACAACGTGAGAATGGTGATGAGGTTTACCTCTGCAGTTCAATTTGGTGTTGCTTCTGATATTGTTGAGTACGCTTAATTAATTAATAATATTTAGAAAGGGGTGGGTGGTATTAATCTGCTCACCCTTTTTTTTTAAAACAAAAAACATATGGCTTGTGCATTAACAACGGGACGAAAAGTCCCTTGTAAGTCCGCTTTTGGCGGCATAAAAACAGTTCTATTCGCAGACTTTGGCACTATTGCTAGTGTTGCTGTTGATAGTTCAACCAAAGAAGCAACTATCACAAATGGTAGCCCTGCTCCTACTTGGTTTGAATATGATGTAAAAGGTAATTCTAGTCTAGAAACAACTGTAACCAGTTCAAGAGAAAATGGTACTACATTTTATACTCAGACTTTAGCTTTGACATTAACATTTTTAGATGCTAAGACTCAGGCAGAATTGCAAGTTCTTGCGGTTGGCCGTCCTTACATCGTTGTAGTTGATTATTACGGAAATAGTTTCCTTTGTGGTCTTGAAAGCGGTATGGAATGTACAGGCGGTACGGTCGTTACAGGAGCAGCAGCAGGTGATTTAAGTGGTTTTACTCTATCATTTGAGGGAATGGAAGAAACAGCACCTTTATTCTTAGACGCTACACCTACACCTTCAGCACTACAAATTGACCCAACAGCTTAATCAGCTTTTTAAGTTAGAAAATGAAGCCTCCTTAATTGGGGGCTTTTTTTTTGCTTAAACGATTCTACAAATTCTTGTTTTTTTTACGTTATATAAGAGTATGATAATATTAACAACCTCAACAGCGGCACAAACGATATCTGTAATACCTAGACAGTATGACGATAGCGACTTTTCAATGTCTATACGTGATGATAGCACAAACGTCACAGTAGTTTATCAAAACAAGACAGGAACAACGGTTGGTAATTACCTACAATTTGCTCAAGCATTTTTTCCTGTATTAGTTGAGGGTCATTTCTATGACCTATATTTATACGTTGACTATGATTTTTGGAATACAAATAACAGTTTTTGGAACCTGTATGACGTTTTATGGCAAATAGACGGTAATTACAAAGAAGATATTTTCAGAGATAGAATATTTTGTACAGACCAAGACATTGACCAGCTCAACGATAATGACCATTACGAATTAAATAAAGGTCAATTTACTACCTACAAAGGATTTGATAATACCTATACAGTACGATGAAAAAAACACAATTAAGAAACGACAAAGGGCAATTCAAAAAGTTATCTAAGGTTTCGGAGTTTGGCTTTGTAAACCTTAGCACCTATACAAGCCCTGAAATCAAAGAGGTAAATGGCGAAGATTACATTGAGTATGGCGCAGACAATAATTACTTTCAATATCTCATAGATAGATACAACGGCAGCCCAACTAACAACGCGGCCATAAATGGAATTAGTCAAGCTATTTACGGAAAGGGCCTGAACGCTACAAATTCAAACCGTAAGCCTAACGAGTATGCTCAGATGGTTTCTCTGTTTAAAAAGGATGTGGTAAGAAAATTATGCTATGACCTTAAATTAATGGGTCAATGTGCTGTTCAAGTAATCTACTCTAAAGACAGAAAAAAGATTGCTCAAATAGAGCATATGCCTATTGAAACTTTGAGAGCTGCCAAAGCAAACGAAGACGGCGATATACCTGCTTACTATTATTTTAAGGATTGGGTAAATATAAAAAGGAGCGATGACCCTCTAAGAATACCAGCTTATGGTATGTCGAATGAGAACATCGAAATAATGTATATTAAACCTTACAAGTCTGGATTTTATTATTATAGCCCTGTTGATTACCAAGGGGGTTTGCAATATGCTGAACTAGAAGAAGAGGTTTCAAACTATCACCTCAATAATATCCTTAATGGCTTGGCCCCAAGTATGTTACTTAATTTTAACAACGGTGTCCCTAATCAAGAAGAACGCCAATTAATTGAAGCAAAAATTGCTCAGAAGTTTAGCGGGACAAATAATGCGGGTAAGTTTATACTGGCTTTTAACGATAACAAGGAAAGTCAAGCAGAAATAACCCCTGTGCAGTTGAGCGATGCCCACAATCAGTATCAGTTTTTAAGCGATGAATCTACCCGCAAAATAATGGTTGCTCATCGTATTGTTTCGCCTATGCTTTTAGGTATTAAAGACTCAAGTGGATTAGGAAACAATGCTGAAGAGATTAAGACTGCATCTTTATTGATGGACAATACCGTTATTAGACCTTTTCAGGAGCTTTTAATAGATTCCTTTGATACTCTATTATCTTACAATGATATCGCTTTAAACCTATACTTTACGACCTTACAGCCGTTAGAATTTACAGAGGTTGATAGCAGCATACAAGACAAAGAAACTATTGAAGAAGAAACTGGTGTTGAAATGCAAAAGTTTTCTCTTAAAACAATAGGTGGTCAACAAGCATACGAAACAAAAGAAGAGGCAATAGCAAAGGCTGAATCTGACGGTTGTGGTGGGTATCACGAAATGGAAGTTGAGGGTATTATTTATTTTATGCCTTGTGAAAATCACGACATTTCTTTAAAAAGTCCGTGTTGGGATGGTTACGAAAAAAAAGGAACTAAAATACAAGATGGAAAAGAAGTAAATAATTGCGTTCGTTTATCTACTGAATTATCAAAAGACAATACAGAAATATTACTTGGTTCATTAGGTGAATCAGGAACTCAAATGGGCGAAGATTGGGTTGTGGTTGATGAATTAGACGAAGATTCTGAATATAGCAACGAAGATTGGGCTGCTTATTTGATAAATGAAAAGGCAGAAACAACACTTTCGAAAATAAAAACCCTTGTAGGTCTTAAAGACTTTGTTACATCTAAAAATGATGGCTCTGCTTACAGTGACTTAGATTCAAAAAATGGCTTATATAAAATCAGATATAAGTATGCAAGAGGTATGAAAAAAACAGGTAAGTCTAGGGACTTTTGTGATAATATGATAGCTATGAGCAGCGGGGGAACCGTGTGGCGTATTGAAGATATTGACAAGGCCAGTTATTTTGAAGATGTAAATGTGAAATTTAGACATAAACCTAGTATTCGCTATAACATCTTTGAGTTAAAAGGTGGTATCTATTGCCAACATAAATGGGTGCGGGTTTTATATAGGCTTGAAAGCAAAACTGAGGCATCTAAAAACCTCAAGAACTACAAGAAAACCAGAACTATACCTGCCTACGCATTAAGAAACCCTAGGGGTTCTAAAAAAGCAGCAATAGCAACGGACAAACAATCAGGAAGAGGAGCATACCCAAAATAATTAGACAATGGCAACAGTATTATTTATAAACAGAACCGACCTTGTTCGCAACTCTATCATTGATGGGAATGTTGATACGGATAAGTATCTGCAATTTATCAAATTGGCGCAGGAGATTCATATACAGAACTACTTAGGTACAAAAATGTATGAAGGCTTAACAGCGGCATTAGTAGATGGCATTGACAAAGCTGCTAACGCACGTTGGAAACTACTACTAGACGATTATGTTGTTTCTATGTTAATTTGGTTTGCTCAAGTTGACTATATACCTTTTGCTAGTTATCAGATACGCAACGGGGGTATGTTTAAACACCGCTCAGAGAACGCTGACACCGTTTCAAAGGAAGAGGTAGACTATCTAGTTGAAAAGGCAAGAACAAATGCTGAATGGTATTCTAGAAGGTTTATAGACTATATGTCTTTTAATCAAACCTTGTTTCCTGAATATACAAATAACATAGACGACGATATTTACCCTTCGTACAACGCAACATTCAACGGATGGGTTCTGTAAAGTATAAAGTCAAGAAAATAAACATCCAAAAGCTAAAGGTCTTTTTAAAAAAGATTGAAACTAATAAAACAAAAAAATCAACTAATGGCGACTCTATTTAATACCAAAATCTCTGCGACTTATCAAGGGCTTTTTAAGACTATTGACAACGCTGTCCTTTCAGCTTCTTTAAGAGAGCTTACGGATGGGGCTGGTAATCAATCAGGCTTGTTCCTAAACACGGCAGGTGATTTTAAGGTAACTTCTGTACTAGAATGGGGTTCGTTAAAAGACACAGGAACAGGGGTGACAATTACCCAGTTTGTAACGGCGGCAAATGGCATTGAGAATTTTAATAATGACACCACATTACCGACCAGCGCAGCGGTTAAATTGTATGTAGATACTAAATTTTCTCAGACCGATACCTTGACTGAGGTCTTGGGCTTTGGAAACACTACAAGCGGAAAGGATATTGCAGTAAGTGCAGGAGATGACATTACGTTTACTGATACTTCTAAAATTTTAATGGGTGCAGGTTCTGACTTGCAGATTTTCCACGATGGAAATGATTCTTTTATTAAAGATGTTGGGCAAGGTCAACTTAAAATAGCAGGAAGTCAAATATTATTATATAATGC